TGGCAGCATCTACGTCTGCAAGTGCTGTCCGAGGTATGTCGTTTAACATCCTCTTTCTCGACGAGTTCGCATTCGTCCCGAACCACGTTGCTGACTCGTTCTTTGCCTCTGTTTATCCTACTATTACTTCTGGTAAAAACACCAAGGTAATTATTGTATCAACGCCTCATGGTATGAATCACTTCTACCGTATGTGGCATGACGCAGAAAGAGGTAAAAACGATTATATTCCTACAGATGTTCATTGGTCTGAAGTTCCTGGTAGAGACTTGGAGTGGAAAGAACAAACAATTAAGAACACATCAGAACAACAGTTTAAGGTTGAGTTTGAATGTGAATTTTTAGGATCTATCGATACTTTGATTTCTGCAGCGAAGTTAAAGGCTATGGTCTATGACGATCCTATTACTAGAAATGCAGGCTTAGATGTTTATAAGGAACCAATAAAAGATCATACTTATGTTGTTACAGTTGACGTTGCAAGAGGCGTAGATAAAGATTATTCGGCATTTTGTGTGTGCGACACAACAACGTTTCCATATACACTAGTAGCTAAGTATAGAAATAATTCTATTAAACCAATTTTATTTCCAAATATTATCAGAGATGTTGCAAAAGCATATAATCAAGCATTTGTATTAGTAGAAGTTAATGACATTGGAGATCAGGTAGCATCGATCATTCATATGGACTTGGAGTATGATAATATACTCATGTGTTCAATGAGGGGTCGTGCAGGTCAAGTAGTTGGTCAAGGATTCTCAGGTAAAAAGACACAGTTGGGTGTCAAGATGTCTAAAACTGTAAAGAAAGTTGGATCTCTTAACCTGAAAGCATTAATTGAAGATGACAAATTAGTTGTATCTGATCTGGACGTTATTAGTGAATTGACAACATTTATTCAGAAGTCTGGATCATTCGAGGCAGAAGAGGGGTGTAATGATGACCTTGCAATGTGTCTTGTTATTTTTGCTTGGTTGGTCCAACAGGATTACTTCAAAGAAATGACAGATAATGATGTTCGTAAAAAAATATATGAGGACCAGAGAGATCAGATAGAAGCTGACATGGCACCCTTTGGATTTATTAGCGATGGTTTGGATGATGAAGCGACTATTGTAGAAAATGACGGCACTATTTGGAAAACGGATGAATATGGAGATATGTCATATATGTGGGAATATCACTGATGACTTTTGAAGAGTCATTTGAATTAGAACACTTATTTCTAGAAGAAAGAAAGTGTAGATCTTGTGGTCAGATAAAAAATTTATTGAATGATTTTTACTTAACAAGAAAAGATCGAGGCACTTTACCATCTGCATATTCTTATGAATGTAAAGAATGTACGGTAAAAAGAATTAAAACATCACGATCTAAAAATAAACTAGTTTACTGGGAATATCCTGATTGGTAGGGTGTTCATGTACTGTTTCCCCATTTGAAGCATCCAAATTTCTAAATAGTTTCAGTCATATGAATCTTCTTTAGAGGGGAAAGACATGTCGCTAAATTTAGTATCACCAGGCGTAAAAGTTAGAGAAGTTGATCTTACTGTAGGCAGAATTGATGCAGTAAACGATCAGGTGGGAGCAATTGCAGGTCCTTTTGCCAGAGGTCCAATAGGAGAACCTGTACTGGTGGAAACAGAACAAGACCTTCTCAATACCTTCGGTAAACCGCAAAATACCGATGGTCAATATGAGTATTGGATGACCGCATCCTCTTATCTTTCTTATGGCGGAACACTAAGAGTCATTCGTGCAGACGATGATAACCTTGTCAATGCACACGCAGGTGTCGCTGGTACTGTTCTCTCCCTAAAGATTAAGTCACAAGAAGATTACGCGAATCAATATTCAACCTCATCTGATTGGTATTATGCTTCTAGAGAAGCAGGATCGTGGGCAAATAAACTAAAAGTTTGCACCATTGACTCAGCAGCAGATCAGAGAGTTTCAATCGGTACATTTGGACTTGACGTTGGTTTCGGAATCACTTGTGGATTCACAACTTCTTATGCTGATCCAGCAGACGGAACTGTAAAAACCTTCTCTGGTTTTACAAAAGGCATTATCACCAAGATCAACGACGGATCTATTGATGTTAAGATGCTCAGCAAAACTGAAGATTCAGGAACAGCTGAAGCTATAGAATACGGCGAATCTGGACTTAATAGAATTCAAGCTCAAATTCTTGGTCAGCAATCGACTTATTGGCAGGTATTCAACAATGTTGGAACCGCAACTTCTTTGGAAAAATATAGAATTACTAATGATGTTTCAGTAAGTCTCGGTTCAACCGAACTTTCTACCAATGATACAGAGTTTGGATCCAGAATCAAAGCTGAGACTGAAACATACCCAGGTGATTTAGTACAAACACTTAATGGAACTCTTTCTGCAAGAGTTGTTGGATTTGATACTGGTAAGATTATTATAGACACCGCAGCGCCTGCAGGATTTGCAGCAACAACACTAGTTGTTAGATATACAAGAGATGCAGTAGATGGAACTCTTGATAACGGTGAAGGATTACTACCAGAAGCACAATACCATACTGTAGCAGACTGGTATGATCAGCAAACTCTTGGACTAACAAACTCCACAGTTTTCTGGAAGAACGTTGCACCTAGACCTGGTACTTCTGCTTATGCTAAGGCCAGAAATGGTAAAAATGACGAGATGCACGTTGTTGTCGTTGACGATAGCGGATCTGTAAGTGGTGTTTCTGGAAACATTCTTGAGAAGTTCACCAACCTTTCTAAGGCTACTGACGCAAGAATTACTCCAAGTGAAAATATCTACTACAAGAACTACGTTGAGAATAATTCAAGTTATCTCTTCGCAGGTGCAGTAGACTCATTAGTATCTCCAGCATTCACTACTCTGGATGGGTTCACTGTTACTAGTGGTGGAGCTATCACATGGGGACAAGAAACAAGTGGAATTACTTTTGGTTTAGCCGGTAACAGAACTTATACTCTTGATAACGGTGCAAATTACGGTGCAACCAATGGATACTCTCCAGAACTATCAAGTGTAATTTCTTCTTATACTATCCTGGAAAATCCAGCAGAGTATGATGTTAACTTCTTGATTCAAGGTCCAAGTGGTGGAAGCACTCTGTTTGAATCACAAGCAAAAGCAAACAAATTGATTGCAATTGCAAATGGTAGAAAAGATTGTGTTGCAGTTATCTCTCCACATAGAGCAGGAGTTGTCAACGTAACAAATCCAGTAACTCAGACAAATAACATTATTCAGTTCTACGATTCTGTTACGTCAAGTTCTTACGCTGTATTTGACAGTGGTTATAAGTACATGTTCGACAGATTCAATAATCAGTTCAGATATATTCCTCTGAATGGTGATGTTGCTGGTCTGATGGCAAGAACATCAATTAATAACTTCCCATGGTTCTCACCAGCGGGTGCTCAGAGAGGTGTTATTAATAATGCAATCAAACTTGCATATAACCCAACTCAAGCACAAAGAGATCTTCTCTATCCTAAGAGAATCAACCCAGTTATCTTCTCACCTGGTGCTGGAATTATTCTCTTCGGAGATAAGACTGGTCTCGCACAAGCATCAGCATTCGATAGAATTAACGTCCGTCGTCTGTTCTTGACTGTAGAAGATACCATTCAAACCGCAGCGAGATCTCAACTCTTTGAATTCAATGATGCACTGACAAGATCTAATTTTGTCAACATTGTTGAACCATATCTCCGTGATGTTAAGGCAAAGAGAGGTATCACTGATTTCCTCGTTGTCTGTGACGAAACTAATAACACTCCAGATGTTATTGATGCAAATCAGTTTAGGGCTGACATCTTCATCAAACCTGCAAGATCAATTAACTTTATTGGTCTCACCTTCGTAGCTAACAGAACTGGCGTTAGCTTTGAAGAGGTTGTTGGAACCGTTTAATCGCAGTTTTAATCTTATAACCCTATTCTACAGGTAACGAACAATGGCAAATCAAAACCCACCAACTTTTGGTCAAAGAACACTTGAAGATTTTAAAGCAAGACTGATTGGCGGTGGTGCCCGCCCCAATCTGTTTGAAGTTGAGATCAACTTTCCCAATTTTGCACTAGTAGATGATTCTCCTGGAACAGGACTTAATGATAATACAAGATCTGTCAAAGATCTAACTCAATTCATGTGCAAAGCAGCACAACTTCCTGCATCTAATATTGCAGAAATTCCAGTTCCTTTCAGAGGCAGAGTTCTAAAAGTTGCAGGTGATCGTACTTTCGATCCCTGGACTATCACTGTCGTTAATGACACTGATTTTAAAATCAGAACCGCTTTTGAGAAGTGGATGAATGGAATCAACAAAGTAAATGATAACTCTGGTGTCATTACTCCATCCGAGTATCAAACTGATTGTTATGTAAAACAACTCGGTAGAGGTGTTGTTGGTCAGAATGTTGGACCAAAACTTGGAGACAAGATTCCAGTACTAAAAACTTACAGATTCTACGGAGTATTCCCAACCAATGTCAGTGAGATCGAAGTTTCTTATGATTCTTCTGATATCATTGAAGAGTTTACAGTAACTCTACAAGTTCAGTGGTGGGATGCCCTTAGAAACGGTACATCTGATATGGGAGTTCCATCTTCCAGCTAATTTGATCACATAAATAATAGAACGAAGAGTTCTATTTGAGAATTAATGCCTAAATTATTTGGTTTTAAATTCAAGGAAGACGACGGATCTAAAAAGTCTGTCGTCTCTCCTGTGCCGGAGAATCAAGAAGATTCTTCGGATTATTATGTTTCTAGCGGTTTTTATGGACAGTACGTTGACATTGAAGGAGTATATAAATCCGAGTTTGATTTAATCAAAAGATATCGAGAAATGGCTTTACATCCTGAGGTGGATGGAGCTATTGAAGATGTAATAAACGAAGCGATCGTTTCAGATCAGAATGATTCTCCTGTTGAAATTGATTTGGAGAATGCTCCCTGCACAGATAAACTGAAAGGTTTAATCCGAGAAGAATTTAAAAATATCAAGTCTCTACTACACTTTGATGATAGATGTCATGAAATTTTAAGAAATTGGTATGTTGATGGACGTATTTACTATCACAAAGTAATCGACTTTAAAAAACCAGAACAAGGTATTCAGGAACTAAGATACGTAGATCCGCAAAAGATTCGTCATATTAGAAGAATTAAAAAAGATAAGAATAATCCTCTTGGACCAGCAATTGCAAGTGTAAAAGGCAATGAATCTGTTAATCCTCAAATTGAAGAGTATTACGAATATGATCCTAATGGTCGTATGGGTAAACAATCAGGATCATTTAAAACTGGTGCAGGTGCAGTAACTAGGATCTCGAAAGATGCGATCACCTATGTACACTCTGGTCTTGTAGATAGAAATAAAAATACAGTTCTTTCATATCTCCATAAAGCAATTAAGGCACTCAATCAACTTAGAATGATTGAGGACTCTCTGGTTATCTACAGATTATCCAGAGCACCA